CCTTCAGCTACATCACAGGGGTCAGTAATTAACCAGGGTATTCAAGTGCAAAATGGTAGCTTTATGTTTCAAGAAGTGGGTGATGGAATCCGTTGCAGTGGAACGACTCTTACAATAAATCCCTTCATCTCTAAAGTGAATACTTGGAAAGACCCATTTGAACCTTATTACCAAGAAAATGTATATGATGACAGTACAGATGATGATGGTAATTTAATCAATCCTGGTGGAGTTTTATATACCAAACCAATCAGAACTGGACAAGCTCGTAATAATCTAAGTTTCAACTATGGCATAACTGCAACCGTGGCCGTTCCACTAGATAGACGCATGACTAACAGGTGCGTAGCCGCTATGAATAGCCGTGTAAAGTATTTAGAACAAGCCTATAAAGCTAAGAAGTTAGATTATGCTTTGGGACGTTTAAAAGTATGTGCCGAGCAATTAAAACTTGGTGTCGTTTATGCAAAAGATAGTCCTAGTTACGTTGTCTGTGAAGATGTTCGTTTAGTGAATCCTCCTAATACATTGCCAGATCACACGCATAGTATTGAGGTTACTAAAGCTACTTCCGAGAGTCTCTCTGATCCTTTCTCCTTTCAGCGAGGGACTTTACAAGAGGCTTCTTCCCCCGAATAGCTAATAATTTTTTAGTGATCTTCTTAGAAAAACTTTTAACTTGTCCTTTTAATTGCTTCTGGACAAATTTAGCTATTGGCTGACCAATAACAGTTACACCAACAACTGATGTAATTGCAATAGCGGATGTGTTAACAAGAACTGTAGGTTGTGGAGCGTAATTTCCCGCAATATCTAATGGACTCAAGCCTTCCCAAACTGTTTCACATTTACCTGTAAGCTCATCTCTTTTCCATCCTTTTATTCTTGCAAGACCGCCTTTACCTAGCGAACCAATAGGAGTTTTAGCAAGTGTGTCTAAAGGTGGGCAAGGTAATTTATCTGCAATAAACTGTCCATCAATATCTGGAATTTTAAAATCTTGTTGCCCTACATCGGTATTTCCCTCCTCGTTATTTTTGCTATCCTCCTTTTCCACTTCCTTTCTCTTATTCCCTTTTGAGTTGATTTTTGGGACAGGTGGAACTAATTCTGGCTCATCTGCTTTTACTGGTCCAACAACAGATAGCCCGTCCCAGTCAACAGCCATGCTTTCTAGTGTCGGAACGTTGCCATCACAAAGGATTAAATTTCCTTTTTCATCGTTAGTAACTAAGTTTTTATTTTTCAACGTCCTAGCCCTTACACAGCCAGGCATTTGAATAACAGGGAAACCTATATTGTTAGGTATTAATGGTTCAGGGGTAGTAATTAAGGTTGTATCTATCGAAGCTTCAGGTATTTCTTGAATCGAAATATCTTCTATTTCCATTTAGCAGTCATTGAAATCAGAAGCAATATCACTGCCAATATTTCCTGCTGCTTTGCGAGCTTGACCAAAAGCAATACCGCCTAGAATAGGACCAACAATAGGAAGACTTGCTAATGCAGGAGTAACATGAGCTGCTCCTAAAGTACCAACCATTTCTCCATTACTTTTACCCATAGCCTTTTGCTCAAGACACTTAATCTTTTTTGCAGTTAATTCCTCGGTATCACTACCGCCTCCTTGAAACAACGCAGGATTAAAGTCAGTATGAGCAACCGTTTCTTTATGAATATAAACCTCACGCTTCTTCTTGCCTAAGAAACCAGGAAGGTTTTCGTTTCTATCTTCTGAGTACAGCAAAGTCTTTGGATCGTGTTGATTACTTGCCATTGACCATGTGTGATCTTCTCCTTTCTTTTCTGAACGGATAGAAAAACTGGAATACTGATTGGAAGGCATTGCTGCCAAATTAGGAATACCACTATCTTTACGAGCCAAAAGATTAAGACTCATAAAGTTCGTAGCAATTAATCCAGAAGCAAGAACCAACGTACTTAATCCATTCAGTGACTTGAATTGGATCATTTAGTAAACGGATTTACAGGGCCAGTTGTTTTTGGAACGCTTGGTATTGATGGCATTGCTCCTTTAACAAGAGAAGGCAATTGCTTTTGCACTTCGCTCATTATTGATTCGGTAATTTTGCCACGTTGAAAGTAAGCAAACGTACCACCACCTACTGCTACTACAAGAGCAGCAGTATTGATATAGGTAAGAATTTTAAGCATTAGCAGGGCAAGCCTCGCCTAGTGACGCAACTCCAGCCTCTTCATCAACTGAGGCTAAAATTTGATTATTGATATCAACAATTTTTTTCTCTAAAGGTTCTAATTTTACCTTTGTTGCTTTGTTTAACTCTTCTAATTGAACCTTATATTCAGAAGAAATTTCTTCTACCTGTTTTAAAATCTCAGCTTTTTCTTGTGCAAGTTGATTACGGTCTGCCATGAAAATAATAATGATAATCTAATAGATTGTAAGCCTAGCATCATCGAATTGCCAGATAAATAAATGTATCTCCTGTATTTGAAGATGGATTTGCAATCGTTCCAGCTAAAGCTGTAAATCCATTTCCGTCTTTAGAGAAGGCATCAATATCTTGTTGCTTTTCAGTATTGTTGGCAAAAGTGATTTTATCTGTACTGCCTCCCACGTTTGTAGAAGGGAAAGCTCTTGTTGTTCCTGATGTAGACCAAACAATTCTTACAGCTCCACTGCCTCCAGCAGGAGCACCATCGTTTGAGAAGCCACCACCAGAACCACCTCCATAATTTCCAGCATATCCTCCAGATCTATTTGAGCCTGAGCAAACATTACTTTGCCATTTTGTACCATCTCCTCCTCCTGATCCTCCTGTTCCACCATCAGAATAGTTATTGCTACTCCATCCATAATTATAAACAGCACCTCCTGTGCCATTAGAGCCTTGCCCATATATTCCTACACCACCACCTCCTCCTGATCCTTTATCGCTTGGTGGGTATGGAGTTGTACCTCCTCCACCGCCTCCTCCTCCCGCACCATTAGATCCAGCACTTCCACTTGTTCCACCAGTAGATCCTCCATCTCCTCCATCCCCTGCGTATCCTCCAGCTCCTCCTCCTCCAGAAGTACCACCATTGTATGTTCCATCTCCTCCATTCCCTCCTCCATCTCCAGTATAATCTCCACCTTTTCCTGCATTTCCCCAGTTATAAGCGTAATAACCACCTCCATATCCTTTCCCTCCTTTTACTGTTGAAGTATTAATAAAGTAAGAATCACCACCATCAAATCCAGCTCTTGCCGCCCCACAACTCATCGCTCCACCTCCACCAACAACAACGGTATAACTTTGTCCAGCCGTTACTGAAATATTATTTTTATAACCTAATCCACCACCACCACCTCCTGATCCTGAACCAGAACCACCAGAACCACCACCTCCTATACACACAACAGAAACAGAAGTTACACCACTAGGAGCTGTCCAAGAATGTGTACCTGCTGAAGTAAATACAGCTTCACCCATTCCAGCAGTAGGACTAACCCATCCCCTTGTTGTATCAACACAAATCCAATCTCCATCTCTATCCCTATTTTTTACAAGTAAAAATTTTGGTTCAAATCCACAATTAACACTTACATCACTAGAAGCATTTTGATACGAACCAACATGACATATTCGATTACCATCTTCATCATTAGCCGTTCTAAACATTGTAAGAGAAAAAGGAGTTGTGTTATATGGTTGTGAAACGTTATTAGATGTATTTGCATTTATCTCAATATTTGTAGAGCTAACAGCATCAATTAAACTTTCTGAATATTGTGAGTCTTCTCTATTAAATTTCATTACATTCCCAGATGTTAAATCTTTATGCCATACAACCCACTCTTGACTACTCAAACTTTTAATAAATATCATCTCAGGAGTACCACCTAATTGATGACCTATTAATTGATCTGCTGACATCCTGTTATAAGGAATCACATAGTGCGATTGAAAAATAAAATTACATGATCTAAAAGCTAAAGAGTAGAAATCAGTATTTACACCTGAACCATAACCTTCTGCGTATGAATAAAAGTCTGCTTTACCAACAGGACTATTACTATTACTTTTTGAATTACCTCCAGTAGTTTGTATATAATAATCTCCTGTGCCACTTCTGGTATAAAATTTCTTCTTTGCATTTTCTGTTTCATTATCATTAGGTTTAAATAATAGTGCTGCTTCGATATAATGATCATGTTTAAATGTTGGATTATTTGATGTTCCTTGAACAATACTAAAAAGTTTATTTGAATCAGTTAAATGTCTAGCACAAACTCCATCTAATTTTCTAATTGCTATATATACAATATGTCTATTTGGATTCCAAGGAGTAGCGTCATCATTAAAATTAATTCCAGCTCCTTCTGCTCCATAACTTGAAGTATTACCTCCATTACCTGTTACGCCTGGCATAAAGAAATTACTTGCAGTTGACAGCGTTTCTCCAGCCGCTTCATTATTAATTCTATGGAACAGTTGGAATGAACTATTCATTCCTGCTTGATTATCAAGTAATCGCCAATCATTATTATTATCAGCTTCCTTCCATAGAATCCATTGAGGTTCAAAACCTATATTTAACCACTGACCAAAATAATATCCTCCATTCCATATTCCACATTTAATAACATCAGCATCTTCGTTAATTCCAAAACCTCCATCACCATCGTTATGTGCAAAAACATATGCTACATAATTATCACCTGAAGCATTTACTTCATTGTTACTTGAACTAATAGTAAAGTCATCAGTTGAAGTAGCACTTACACGAGTTTCTCCAGTATCAAAACTATTATAAAGATTTAACTTAGCACTTCCATTATAACTTCGATGCCAAACACTCCAATTCCGATTATTACTCAAATTTTTAATCCAAATGCATCCAACAGCACTTTTTAATCCATGAGAAATTGTTCTTGCACTAGATGAACCATTCCCTTGATAAGTAACAATATCAAAAAACTTTTCAGCACGTCTAAATGTATAACTGTTATAAGCAGAATTTGATTTATTTACAGCAAGCCAATCACCACTACCTTGCTTATTTAGACTAAATCCATTTGTATTTGCAGCACTAATATAACCTTTATGATCATCTGCATTGCCATTTGAGCCTTGAGCCCAAGTTTGATCAGTTGCCAGTCTTGTAGTATTCGACATTCCTCGAACTGTATCCTGTACAACCGTATGAGATGTATCTGTAATATTGGCAATAAATACCATCCCTCCATTACTGTCAGAAGAAGATAAATCAATCCCATTATCAATACTTCTAGCTGTTGCGTTTCCTACATAATTATGAATTGCGAAGTAATCATCTAAATATTTAGGGTCACCTTGCGCTCCTACTCCTAAAAGCAATTGCTGGTTAGACATAATTAATAGCTCCTTTGTTGTGTGTTAATTAGTAGGTACATTTATGACACCCCTGAACCTGAGATGTAGACATTTTGATTAGCCCCAGCAGTTGTATATATAACAGTAGCCATAGCTCTCGCGGCTAAAGTTCGTTGACCTGTATTGCCATCGGCGGTGTTATATAGAGTGACTCCACTGCCAGAAATAACGTTAATATTTGAAGAACTATTGTTAATTATTGTAATAGCCGTTCCAGCAGCAAAAATATTAGAAGGTAGACGCACATGACCACCAGACCTCAAAACATGCTTACCAGCATCAGCAGCAACAAATTCATAGATGGAACTTCCAGTTTGAGCGTTTTGAGGTATAGAACGCAGGTCGCCTTTGCTGTCTGATACCGTTCCAGTTACCGTAACGCCTGAACTGGATGTCTCAAGCTTTTTAGAGTTACTGTGAAAAAGTTGTGTCGCTCCGCTTTGATAACCAGCTACAGAAGTTCCTCCGTTACCAACTAATAGAGCGATTAAACCGCTAGAACTGTTTCCATAGACATGACCAGCCGCACCATTTGAATCAGTAAGAGAAACCTCAACTGTAGAGTCATTGTCTATTACGTTGATACCATTTCCGTCTGTCTCAAGCTTTTTAACATTATCTCTATATAACTCTACACCTGAACTACCAATGGCTTTTATACTGGTTTCCCAAGCACCATCATTAAAATTAAATAAAGTAAATTCACTAGCACTAGCACTAGTAGCCATTCTCCATTTATCAGCATTATCATCTCCTCTATCGGCATAAAGCATTAACTGAGCTATGCCACCATCAGGGCCATAAATATATGCACCGTTATCTTCTGTCTCAAAAGTTTTGACGTCATTGTGATACAACTCAACGGATCCGTTCTCGTTGAACTTCGCAATCTGTTCATTATCAGCAGCATTTCTAAATGAATAGGTATTGCTTTTGAAGATTAAAGCACCAGTACCAGTGTCAGCAATGTATGAATTATTTGATTCATGGTAAATCTCTAATCCGTCTGAATTTGTTCCAAATATTGCTCTAGCACTATCATTAAAAATTAAATCATCTGTTGACTTGTCCCAGGTAACATTTGCACTTGCCCCTGTCAGGGTGAGATCACCATTAACAGTTAAACCAGTAAGCGTTCCAAGAGAAGTAATATTAGTTTGTGCAGCAGTTACAAGTGTTCCTGCTAATTGAGTAGCTGTGAGTCTTCCTAAAGCAGGGGTATAAGTTAAATCACCATCCATTTCCAAACCGTGATTACCAGTACTTGACGCTCCGTTCTCAACAAATGGAATTAAATTATTTTCATTCGTGTTTTCATTGTCTGTGAGATATACATGAGTAGCATTTGTTGCTGTTCCAGTCAGATCACCAGTTACGTTTCCAGTTACATTCCCAATAAATGTCTTACCACTAGCAACTTGAATATGTTCTGAAGATGTCCAAGCATCTGTTGAGTTAACCCAGTTAAATGTTTTATCTGTAGCACCTTTAAGAGTTAAACCTCCACCATCAGCAGTTGAATCAGTAGGAGTACTAACATTACCCATCGTAATGTTTTTATCAGTGACATCTAATTGAGTACTGTTAACTGTTGTCGTTGTGCCACTAACTGTTAAATCTCCACTTACTGTTAGTCCTCCTGTTACTGCTGCTCCTGTTGAACTAATTCTAAATCTTTCAGTATCTCCAGCAGCTCGGAAGTAGAAATAATCTCCATCATGGTTGTAAGAGATTCCTCCTCGTAAAGCTGCGTCTGTATCACCAAAGAAGATATGACCATCGTGAGTAGTACCTCCGATAATCGACATACCACCATTTCCACTGCTATTGATTACAAATTGATCGGCTACTGCTGCTGCAACTGACGAACCTGTGGTCCCTATTAAAAACTCACCATCTGATGTGAATCTAAATTTCTCAGAACCGTCAAGATCTATCGTTACATGTGCATTACTGCCAGAATCTATTATTTCAAGTGCCGTTCCAGACTGTCCTGAAGAAGGAAGTAATTTTGGTACTAAAATATTAGCGGAGCCGTCAAAACTAGTTCCGTTAATTGTTCTTGCGGTTGCCAACGCTGTGGCAGTAGAGGCATTTCCAGTTAAAGCACCAGTAAATCCAGTACTTGTTAACATCCCAGTTGAAGGGTTGTAAGTTAAACCAGTATCAGTCTCAGCACCCTGAGATCCAGTAGCTCCATCAACAAACAAAGGATAAACAGTCTCATCTGTTGAATTGTTTGCTGTAACTGTGAATTGAGTTGCTAAATCTGCTGTTCCAGTTAAGTCTCCAGTTATGTCTCCAGTTATATTTCCAGTTACATTTCCAGTTAAATTACCTGCAAAAGAAGTAGAAGTTAGAACTCCAGTCGAAGGATTGTAAGTAAATCCTGTGTCTGTTTCAGCCCCTTGAGATCCAGTGGCCCCATCAGAAAACAAAGGATAGACAGTTTCATCTGTAGTGTTATTGGCTGTAACAGTAAATTGTGTTGCAAGTGCTGCTGTTCCTGAAGTGTCTTGTGTTCCAGAAGCATTAACACCAGGAAGATTAATATTTGCCGTACCATCAAAGCTAACTCCACCTATTGTTCTTGCAGTTGCTAGAGCAGTAGTTGTCGCAGCATTCCCTGTCGTATCTTGATTTCCAGCAGTATTAACACCTGGTAAATCTATATTTGCAGAACCATTAAAACTAACTCCACCTATTGTTCTTGCATTAGCTAAAACTGTTGCTGTTGCCGCGTTACCATTTATATCATCTGTAAATTCAAATACACCTGATCCTGCTGTTCTTAATATCTGACCTCCTGTACCTGCTGAAGAAGGAAGAACAAAGGTAATATCAGTACTTAATGTATCTGGTGATCGTAAGGCTACATAGTTAGAACCATTGGAATCTACCTCGCTAAATCTAATTTCTTTTCCATTATCAATAGTTAAATGATCCGTCATTGTGCCCCCAGCCTTCGGCAAGGCAGCATTAGCTGTTGCGGTTGTTGTCGTTAACGCATCATTTACGGTTTTAACAGCGTTAGGAGTAGCAGCAGTAGTAGCAGAAGTCGAGTTTGTGCTATCAGTTAGCTGCAAGACACCCACGGCACTTGTCGTTCCAGTAGTAATCTTTGATCCTGTAATTGCAGCCGATCCAGAAATATCACCGTCAACAATTACGCCACTGGCAATTGCTGTCAGGCCAGCATTATTTATGCTTATGTCTCCTGTAACTGCTACTGCTGTTGCTTTATTAGATCCGTTACCAACAAGTATTTGAGCAGAATTTAAATTAGCTAATTTTGTAAATGCAATCGCAGCATCACTCTTAATGTCTACGTTCTGGATCGTGTCATTGGCAAGCATCGTTCCAGTAATAGTTCCAGTATCTCCAGTCGTTACAACATTTCCTGTTACATCTGGGAAAGTAATTGTCTTATCACTTCCTTGCGGATCGGAAACAGCAAGAGTTAATTCATAAGCATCAACAGTGCTTCCTTCAAAAGCAAGACTTCCAGTATTTCCTATCAATAATTGACCACTTACAGTTCCACCAGCAAACCCCATCTTCTCTGTTTCAAGTTCTTGCAACGCATCTTGAACATTGGTTGAACTTAATTGACCGTAAGGAGTAAAGGTAATATTACTTGCAACTTGACCTGCAACTGTTTGAGATAAATCAATCTCATTCCATGAAGAACCACTACTATTTGTAACTCCAAGTATGTAATCAGGAGGGGAGAAAGAAACAACTGGAGCTGGAGCCGCAGGTGTTCCAGCAGTGTCCACTACGACATATAGACCATCAGTTGTCGCTGAAGGTGTAGGTAAATTACTTCCAACTGCTAAACCAGCCGCTAATCCTGCGGTGGTACAAGCTGTCATTTTACTTGTGTTTGCGTTGTAGTTTCCACCAAAGACCAAACTTCCTTTTGTCAGTGTGGTTATTGCTTGCCAGGCGTTTCCATCCCAAATAAATGCATCTTCTGAAACCGTATCAAATAGTATTTGTCCATTAAATTGTGCTGTTGGATAACCTTGTTGTGCTATTGATTGAAATACTGCTGTCGAAGCGTTACTTAATTTTGTTCCATCAATAGAACCATTTCCAATTCTTGCAGCGTCTATTGTTCCACTTGTGATTTTAGTTGCAGGAATATCAGGAATATCAGTATCTACAAGTGTTGCCCCTGCGGTAGCAACACCTTTATTGTTAACAGTTATTTTAGTAAATGTTCCAGCAGAAACGCCACTTGTTGAAGTCGTTAGATTACCACTACCATCTACAGTTAAGCCACCTCCAGATGTTATCTGTACTGCACCTTTAGCACTCGTAGTTGCAACTGGAAGATCACCAGCAACTAATCCTGTAGCAGCAGTAATCATGCCTTGAGCGTTATAAGTTATACCGCTAACTGTTGCTCCTGTAATACTATTAGTAATAGATAATGCACCTGCTCCACTAACAGTTAATCCAGACCCAACAGAAACACCTCCAACAGCAGTTGTTGTCGCAACAGGTAAATCAGCAGCAGCAAGTGCAACCGTTCCAGTAATTAATCCTTGAGCGTTATATGTAATTCCTGAACGAGTTGCAGCAGTAATAGCATTATTTATTCCAAGATTTCCACTAGCTACGTTTAATGAACGATCTAAAGTTGTTGTATCTAATTTAGAAGCTGAAATTGTTGTATTTGCAATTTTTGCACCAGTAACAGCATTTGCCGCAATTTTTGCACTTATGACTGCATTGCTTGCTATTGCACTTGAATCAACAGCATTATTTGCTAACTCATTAGCAGTAATAGTATCTTGTGCTATTTGAGTAGCCGTAACACTTGCATTCGTAAGTTTTGCTCCAGGGATAACTCCATCTGCTAAGTTTAATTTTGCATAATCAATTGTCGAATTTAATAATTTTGTACCTGCAATACTTCCTGCTAGTTGTGCATTTGTAATCGTGCCAGTTAAAGAACTTGTTGGATAATTTGTAGCATCTACAAGATTCAATGCTGGAGTTGCATCTGTGCTACCTAAAGACAGATTTAAACCGCCTAAACTAATACTTGAATTAGCTAGTTTTGCATTAGTAACAACACCATTAATAATTGCATTTGCATCGACAGAAGAATCTGCTAAAGCATTTGCATCTACAGCATTAGTTGCAAGCTTGTCACTAGTAACAGCATCATCTTCAATCTTGTTAGTTGTTACTGCATCATTTGCAAGTGAAGTAGCTGCTAACGTTCCAGAAAGTTTTGCAGCAGTTACAGCTCCATCTGCTATTTGATCTGTGCCAACAGCGTTATCTGCTATCTGAGTATTAGTAACTGAATCTGCTGCTAAATGAGCTGAAGTGATAACACCAGAAGCTATCTTTGTTGCAATTACTGCATTATTAAGAATTGCATTAGTATCAACAGCGTTATCCGCTAACTCTGTAGCCGTTACAGAATTTGTAGATAGCTGTGTTGCTGTTATTCCTCCAGAAGCTATTTTTGATCCTGCAATACTTCCGTCAGTTAAAGTTAGTTTTGCATTAGTTACCGATCCATCAGCTATTTTTCCTTCTGTAATTGCATTGCTGGCAATTTTTACTCCCGTAACTGAATTGGTAGCTAATTTAATATCTGTTACTGCTGCATTGGCTATGGCATCTGTGTCTACAGCATTATCCGCTAATTCTGTTGCCGTAATAGCATTTGTAGCTATTTGATTTGCAGTAATTGTATTATTGGCAATCTTACCTGCTGTAACAGCTAAGTTTTGAATTGTTGCTGTCGCAACTGCGTTTGCCGCAAAAGGAGTAGCTACTTTTGCAGCAGGGATATCTCCATCATCAATTAACGAAACACCAGCAGCAATTAAATCTTTAACTGTTACCTTTTTTGTTTCTGAAGCACTTAAGTCTGCAACAGCGACAGGATCTGTCCCTTGTACTCCTGCTTCAGCTAATGCTGGCAGATTACTGATCTCAAGATCTGGCATGACCCTCTAACTAAAAAACCATTAGCTATATATTAAGCCTGATCGAGCAAAATACCGCTACCATCTTCCTGAAGAATCTTGTATTGATCTTCTTGTAATAAATAACTAGGTGCTGTCCCTGTATTTAATTTGATTTCACCATTGGTAATGAAATCTAATCTAGCTGTGATTTGTTCAGTCGCTGAAACACTTACTGCCACATTTGTCACAATACAATCAGCTTCATACCAAACTGTATTTCCAGTATTTGAATTGTCTCTATAAATAAAAAATCGACCTAGAAAATCAGCTCCTTGTTCCAATCGAACAATTAATTGCGATAAATAAAATGGAAATTCTCTATTATTCGTATCAGAATAATCAGCTAAAGCTTGACTGTGTTCCCATAAACATTGAATTGTTCCCTGCCCACTAATTAAACCAGCTTCATATTGTTGTTTAAATTGATCTCCTAATTGTGTTAAATCAACTTGCTCTCTACTTGTTGTAATCTCAAACTCTTGAATACTTGCTACATGTCTAAATCTACTATTTCTTGTACTAATAGTAATATTTTTTAATGAACCAGGAACAGCTAATGCAACTGCTGTCTCAGCACCCCCTGCAATAGAAGCTGCGAATGTTGAATAAAGGCGTAAACCCCCTAAGGCATCAACATGAACATACCAAGAACCATCTGGATAATTATGTCCTGATACAAGTTCTAAATTAGATCCATCGAGTGTAGCAACATCAATATAATCTCCCGTAATCAAAGAGCCAGCAGCTTTTTTTACTGAAAATCTTTTTAAACTTACATTTACATCGTTTGGATCTAATTGTGTTGACAAAGTGGAATTAAGAGAATCCCTCTTAATTTCAATGTCTCCATTTTGTCCAAAATAAATAGCCACAATTAATTAATTAAAGTTGTAGTAGTAGGTGCTCCATTTGCTTCCCAATTAAAATCAACAGATGCAATCTCACCAACACTGCTACTCATAGACACGCCTGTTACCCATACAGAAAATACTATATCTCTTGCGTTTGTATCTCCTGTGCCTTCTGACAATCTAAGTTTTAACACTACTTCTGATGATCTATCATTAGTAGCATCTCCAGCAGCAGATCCTCCTTTAATTGATGCTGTCAACAAATCTTTCACGTTAGACGTTCCACCAGCAGCCTGAGTGTAGTAATAAGCTCTGCAAGATCCTGAGTAACTTCTTAATCCATCTTTTAAAATTCTATCTGTATCACCAAGAGAAGTGGCTTCCAAAACTGACATTGACTGAGAAAAACTCCAACTTTGAATCTGACCTGCTGCCGTAGCAGAACTTCCTATAAAAAGCTCTCCATCTTTTCCACTGTAAAATTTAGACACGATCTTTAATTGAAATTATTGCGTTTATTCTACGGTGAATCGAGACAAGCGACAAAACTACAACTAACATTACTTCTCCCAGGGAAAACACTAGTAACTCGAGGAGGCTGTGAATATCTCCATTTTAAACCTAATCTTGTTTTACCTGTTCCATCATCACCAATAATTTCTTTTGTTAAAAAATTCCCTGAACCTGCATCACTAATACCTAAAGCTCCATTTTCAGTAGAAAATCTGACATAATCCCAATCAGAATTTACATCATCATAATGAGCAAGAATTAATCCTGCTTCTCCGTCAGAAATATTAGAAAAACCTAATGTCAAAGTTGCATTTACCCTCTTGTTCCCGAACCGTAGATGTGTTTTTGTCCCATCTAACGATTCAAATTCAGTGCTTGGGTATTGCCCAGGAGAAAAGCTCCGACTAGTTGGCCTAAGATTGGGAAAATTTCTAGGATTTGGATTAGCCATTTAAGTTTCTATAGGAGCGAAACGAGATCCATCGTCCCATCCTTGCAATATAGCCAACTTACCGTCGCTAGTTAGCGGAGAATATGAAGCAGCAATTTCGATTAAACCATCTTCTCCAAAAGTCATGCTTTCTACTTTATAACATTGATTAGAGGATTTTTCTTCAATAATAGTAAACAACGTACCAGCAAAAGCTTTAACTGCATTTGAATCGGAAAAATTAATTTGATTGTCTCTAACTACTTGTTCAGATGGATTCCAATAATAAAATGATTTAACTCCACTAATTGTATCCTTACTAACAACAGTTCCATCATCTAAAATCGCTCCATTGTTGAATCTCTGTACATGTTGCGTTGTTGAAAATACTCTTATGTAATTTCCTGGTTGTAAACCATTAACATAATTTGGAGCCGTCTTGAAAGTAATAGTATGGTCTACTAATTTTCGATTACTTAAAATAAATTTTCCAAATTTTATAGCATGTTCTCTTTTTGTACAAAAACCACTTAAATCATATGTTTCTATAGGATCATTAACATATTCTGTTCCTGCAAGACTCAAAACAAAAGATTTAGTCTCTGCAAAACCATTTCTTTTTTCTTTTCTATAAAGAATATTTGCTTTAAATGTTTGTCTATCTTCAGGACTCAAGAATGCAACATTTAAATCTTTTATATTCCCATCGGTAAACATTGCTTTTATTGTTGGCTTTGCATTGAAATCTATTGTGTAATCCATTTTGACAGGTACAGCAGGGTATAAGCTGAACTGCCCTCCAATAATTGTAAAATCTAATAAGCAATAGTTAGCATTTTCAAAAATAAATTCTCGTAAATTGACTCTGTTAGAAAGAACACCGTCCCAGAAGAATCCATTCCTTTTACAGAATTCTGCTGAATAAGCCATATTGTATTCATGGACAGATGTTTTATTTATAACTTTTCCTGCTCCTAAGGTTTCATCAGTTAATAAAGCAAATGCAATTTCTGGAAATAAACTTGTTGAAGTATCAGGAGGATATGGTCCCATAGGAGAAAATTGTGGCTTCTTAATTACGACTCCTTTTTGGAAATAAGCAGAAAGTTGACTAAAATTTGTCCACTCTTTAGAACTGTTAATTTTTAAACCTACATAAGCTAAATTTTCATAAGTTGCTGGATTTGAATATGTTTTTACAATCTCATTACAGTATGTTATTTGATGCTCTGGACCATCTAAATGACTAGATTGATCTCCTTCATATTTCCAATAGTCAGAAGCTGCATCATATAAATTAAGATTTTTACCGTCATCCGTTACACCTGCTTTAATTATTTTCTCATCCGTATTACTAAGTACTAAATCTACTTTATGTTCTGGAACAACAGTGACATTATTGCTATCTTTTTGTGCTGGAATAATTACTGCATCTCCATTCCTATAATTACTACCTCTTGAACCGTCTAAATACCATCGTGCAAATATTTCAGTTCTTGCATCGTTTGCCCACACCTGCATCCTAACTTGCAAACCAGTACCATTTGCAATACTTCGCCGTGGTGATTGAGTCTCACGACTACTGGTAGTAACAAGCGTATTAATTATTTGATCAGCATCTTGCCATTCGTCTTCTATCTTCCGAACGTACCAATAAGTTTTAGTTACTTCCCCAAAGGCAGGTACATTTACCTTTCCACAAGGATAACCACCTATATTTCCTGGAATACTTGTAGTCTTTACTGGAATAAATCTTCCTGTTCTACCGTCACTTGTTTCATATGAAAAAATAACTCCACTAACTGTTTCTCCACCACCCTGAGCTGAAATAAGACTAACATTTGTTACTTGTTGAGCATTTCCCCAATCTGGACCTGTTCTACCTTCTTCATTTGTAGTTACATCTGAAGGATTAATATATAAATTAAAAGTCGAAATACCATCTACAGGCCAATTTTTCCATTGAACAATAAGCGTATGATTAGTATTTGGAACGTAACTACCAGGATAAGTACAAGTAGGATGGTAAATTTTTGTCCATTTAATAGTTGAAACTTTCTTTTGAGGTAAATTATCTGCTGTTAAATGAGAAGGAAAAGCATAACTACTTGCACCTGAAATACCTTGAACAAAAGCACTAACCTGTTTTCTATTAACCAATAATTCACCAAATTCCCATTCTGGATTACTTAATTTCTCTTTTGTTAAAACAAAATCGTATTTTCCTGCAAATTTAACAACATAAGGACTGCAATTGAATTGATTTATCGCACTAGAATCAATAGCCCCATTAGCATTTAACAAGCAAACTGTTTTACTTGAACCAGTAGTTTCAATTTGTTTTATTACATCGTTCCCAGGCCAAGGTAAAAATCTATATTCATACTGTCTCTTAGGATGATCTATTCTTACATAATTATACTGAAACTCAGGAGTATTACCTCTTATGCAAAATAAACCTAAATGATCAGAAGGTGAATTTGGCTCTAATGTTTTCCACGTACCATCTTGACCTGCTTCTCTAATTTGTAACTTAAAAAAACTGTATCTGACTATGTATTTTTGTACATTACCTAATGAAATACTAGATTTATCATCCAATATTTCTTGAATATCTTCTTCTGTAGGTTTACTATTAACATTAGCAAAACTCATTTGCTTAAACACCTTAGACTTAAAGCCTATTTCTGTTATCTCACAATCTCTGTTATCAGAAACAGTTCCTATTGATGCTCTTTGAAGAACATATCTTTTACAAGGTTCATATAATTGATTGTATTGTTGTTCATAATGAAATTTACTATCCTTAACCTCAAAATAGTCTCCTTCAGGTCTTCCTTCTTTGCCATCTAACCATTTTGGATTTTGACAATGAGTAGTTAAATTTGGTTGAGGAAGACTTTCAAAAAGACCTGATTCTGTTACTTCAAAATTATATTCTCTAGTAAAAGAAGCAGTGCCATCCCAAGGTTGTCCAGGCCATTGCTCATTAGTTACGTGTGTACAAGTAACCAAAGCCGTCCCTGCCATATAAGTTTCACCTTCTACTATTTGAGAATCTGTTGCTTCTCTTATTGTTTTACTAATTGAATTAACATCTTCAACGCCATGATTTCCAAAACGATCTTCGTCTTGTTGCCAAGCGTTACTGTTGGTTTCAATTCCACCAACAATTTGATAAGTAATATTAGTTCCTACATTTAAAGGGCTGTCACCTGCTTTTTGTAAATCGGTTCCTCCATCCAAAAAACCAGCTCTAGTAGGCCATGCTCCTAACAACTTGATTCTTTTTCTGTTTGTAATTCTTGCTGCTGGTCTATTGCTACTATTTAATTCTCCAGGGGCACGAACTAATTCATATGGCAATCTAAAATAAGTACAATTTGGCATTGGACTACTTAACCCAAAAGTTGCTTGAGTTGTAGGATTCCTCGCCCCTGAAAAATGTCTTTGTCCATCCACCCTAAAAGTAGAATCACTAAAAACTCCGCCGTCTGTTTTAAAAGGTAAATTATTTCCGCTTAAATGAATTTTTTTTCTTTGATAATTTTCTATTAATAAATCACCAATTGCATAACCTTTAAATTCTGGAACTTCTTTTATTCTTCCTAAAGAAAACAACCCAAGTATTTTTAACTGTTGATAACGACCCAAACTAACAAGTTGTGACCACATCAATTGTGAATTAACTCTAACTCCACCTTCAGGATTGTGATCTCTATTAGTAAAAACAAGAGGTATTAAATCACCTAAATTTGCTAATTCTTGAACACTATTAAAACTAAACTGAGGAGCAAAGCGTTTAAGACCTGCTATATCAGCAGTTCTTTCGGCTGTGCCTTGCTTCATACTTTTAGGTTTTGGAGTTAAAAGATATGAAATAACACTCAAAGCAACACCGACAACTACCTGACCAAGCAAGGTCAAACTATACATACCTGAAGCTGATTTTATGGCGAGGCCAAGAGAAACAGGATCACATCTAATGTCAGGAATTAAGTCATAAGCTTCTGGACGTTCTTTTGCTTTTGCTGCAACACCTTCTAAAAATTGAAAATATTCTTCTTCTGTTAATCCAAGTGCATTACAGAGATCGGCTTCCGTTGGAAGTAACACCCTGCGAGTGAAAGGGCTTCTAGCGGCGACCAAATCACCACCTGGCTTCCTAATGTCTTTTGGTAACTTAGCCATCCTTCCTCGTAATAAGCAGCCATACCATAGGAATCATTTTCACCATGACATAAACCAATTGCTCCTAGTTTAGGGGGTGATTCAACTCCCCACCGATTTAATTCTTCAAAAAAGATACTATAGTCTTTTCTCTTTAATCTTCTATACCAATTACGCTTTGGTTCGGGAGATGCTATTCCATAATATTTTAAAACAGTTCTGCATAAAGATAAACAATCACCAGTTCCATGTTTTACAGGATCAGATCCTAAACGATATTCAAGTCCTATTAATTCGTAAGGCTTCAAAGATTTTGTAATTGACCTGTCAAAGGAAGATGAGCACACCTTTTTTTAGTCAAAGTTTGTTGTGGAGCATTTGCTCCAACAGCATCAATAGCAGAACTTAATAACAGTTCAATTGATTCTGGATCGTATCTCATGCCAGCAGCCAACCAATATTCACCAGTTAATCTGCCTCCATTTTTGGCAGCAGTATCTTTATTAAAATCAGCAGTCATTAAAAAAGTTTCAACCTGTATGTAATATTTTTGTTCTACAAAATCTTTCACATAAGACATACTCAAAGGATTATTAGCAAGAATAATTGAGGCTTCTAAATTATCTCCTGATCTATTCATTGCTGCTCCTTGATAAATAAAAGACAAAAAATCATGTCCATCAACATTTCCATGTTTCCCGTTTTGAAATCTATGTTTAATTTGACTGTCTTTTGTCTCAACAGTGACAAAAGCAGTTAAGGCAACAATAGTCATTACATTCCTAACCTCGATCTAGCACTTCTACTATTTCTTAGTGTAGATAAAGTTCTATTTTCTCCAGCTTTAGCACCTTGAGATGTAGCAGTTGCAATAATTTGTCCTACAGCAGATTTAGGAACAAATTCTTCAGAGTTGAAGTTCAATATAGGCCCAGAGTAATTAACAGTAGTAGAACCTCCTGCACCTCCACCTGCATAAGACGAACCACCTCCAGCAATTACAGCATCACCTCTAGCACCTGCTGAATAGCGTTGCATACTTGAAGCCATCTTCGATGCAGGAATTACATATTCGTCTTCTCCAGCCTCTCCTATAAGTCCTACAGTTGGTCTGGTTACATATCCTCCTGAAGCGAATTTAGGTTGAATTGAAGAATGACCTGCAACGTGTCTTGATACGGTGTCAGTAGGTTTAGAACCTATTCCAAAAGCCCCTGCTGGTGCTGTTGTTGCAAAGGCATTAGCAAACATACCAACAATCTTTGCTCTTATTTGTGCTGCAAGTATTTGTGCAGCCATATCTAAGAAATGATCTGCTGTTCGCTTAAATAAATTAGCTAATGCTTCTTGAGCACTCATCGAACCACTAACAATTCCTTTAAATGAACTGCTAAACGCATCTCCTATCGCATTAGCAGCCTCAACTATTTGGAACATTGGGTCTTGTAATTTTATTAATTCATCTTTTATTTGCGAAACCATCATTGCTTTTTCTAATTCCCTATTCCATTCTTTTGTTTTATTGATTAATTCTTCAGCTTCTTTTTTCATATCTTCAAACTCTTTATTTATATTTGCTTCGTCAATTTGTTGAAGCATTGATCCTAAATCTCCAAGCAATTCACCTCCTCCAATCTTGCTATTTTTCTCTTTAGCAGCGTCAATTCTTGCTTGTTTTTGTTTCTCTAATGTTTTCGTTAATAAGAACAATTCAGCAGCTCTAAATCCTTGTGTTCTTAATACTTCTATTGCTATTTGACTTTGTTCAAAACCTATTTTCTTTTGCATGTCAAGCATCCCTTCTAAAAGACTTTGATTATTTTTTATATTTGAAAAATAATTAAATGTTTCTTCATCAGGAAAAGCTTGTAAAAGAGTAGCTCTTGCTGCTGCTCCAAATTGTTCAAACGAACCAGCAGCTTGTAATGCTTCTTCTTTAGTAACGCCTAAGTTTTTAGCTAATTCTTTTATCTTTTCAACAGTAAAGACACTTGTTCCACCTGTACCTTTAATTGCAGTATTTAATTTATCAATTTCTTTTCTAAAATCTGCTGCTTCTTGAACTCTAGAACCAATAACTGTACCAAATAAAGATAATCCAAATCCTAATCCTCCTCCTAATGCACCACCAGCTAAACCACCTAAACCACCGCCAAGAGATGCAGCTCTTCCTTGTCCGAATAGAAGAGGGAACATACCACCAATCATTGCACTACTAAAAGCTCCTCGTCCTCTTCCACCCATTCCTCCTCTACTTGCAAATACTCCTCTAGGATTAGCGTTTCTACCAAAACCAAGCCTATTAACAAGTGGCAATTGCTGTGGCCCTATAGCCCCAGGAGCATACTGAGTTGCATTAGTAATAGTTGGTGGCAATTGTGTTGCAGCAGCTAGTCTTCTATCAAAATCATCTAATAATGCTTGATTTGCTAAAGCATTGTTTTTTAAGCGTTTTTGATGAATTAATTCTTCTTTTTGTAGTCTTGTTTTAAATAAAGCTTCTTCATGAGATTTGGTTTTTGCGTAAAGGTTATCAATTTCTTTTAATAAAATAGATTGTTTTGATCCTGGTCTTCCGTAAGTCCCTTCTGTATCAGTAAAGAATAAACGGTTTTCTCTTTGTTCTGCTGCTCTTCTCGCAATCTCTCTATCTCTTCTGTTTACATTTGCTTGATCTACCGTTGGTACATTGTTAAATCCATAAACTCTTCCACCTGGCAAAGATCTCGAAGTTCTACCTCTAGCAGCATTTATTAAATTTTGTTGTTCAGCAGTCTCTTTATTTACAGCTTCTAAGGCAATAACCAAATCATAAGCAGCACTAGCAGCTTCTTCTGTAGAAGAATGAAACTGACTCATTGTTGTCTTAGCTTCTAAAATATATCCGTTAATTTCTTTTAAAGGAACTTGTGCTCCTATTAATATGTTTTTGAACTTATCAAAGTGCATATTAATATCAATTACTCCTCTTAATAATTCACCACCTATTAATGCAGCAACAGGATTTAAAGCCGATTTAAGAACACTACTAAAAGTTTGATATGCTTTTTGAATCTTTTGTATCCCAGTTAATTGATTTGTTAAAAGCGAAGGAATTTTCGCCAATACATTATTTTGTTCTTGTGCTGCTTTAGTTGTGGCTTGAACAGCAGGAGTAACTTGACCAGAATATGTCTTTGCAAATTGATCTATAGCTCTAGTAGCACGATCAATACTTTGAATTAGTTTGATATTAGTAGCATTTACCTTGTCTAAGGTTTTACTTAAACGCTCGACACTCCCTAAATTTTTAACAACTATATCTATTCGTGCTTCTGCCGATGCCACAACTTTCCTCCTAACTCATTCCATATTACCTACGTCTTCGAGCTTTTTGCATTTCTTTCT